CTTGAACACCGGCAACCTGAACACCGGCTACTGGAACACCGGCAACAGGAACACCGGCGACTGGAACACCGGCGACTGGAACACCGGCTACTTGAACACCGATGAACCGTCAAAAGTAAGAATCTTCAATCAGGATACTGATGTCGCGCGTGATGATTTGGTCTTCCCTGACTTCTTTTGGTTTGATTTGTGCTCATGGATTTACGAATCCGACATGACAGACAAGGAAAAAGACGCATATCCAAGCTATGTTTTAGCTGGCGGATATTTGAAATGTCGAGAATATAAACAAGCATGGCGCGAATCGTGGGATAAAGCTACCGCAGAAGATAGAGCTAAAGTCTTGAATCTTCCAAATTGGAATAACGAAATCTTTAAGGAGATTTCGGGCATTGATGTTGAGAAAGAATTAAAAAATAAATCATTATGAAAATAATTTCCCATGAACAGGTTCAAGATATCCGCGCCGAAGATTACCGGTGCGAATTTTGCGCCAAGGGTGCGGATTTCTTCGTGCAAGAACCACTTAACCCATCGGAGCAAGAAGAAGAATTAACACTACATGCCTTGTGTAATTCTTGCATAGACAACGGCGTACCATTTCTTAACGAAAAATTATGAAGCTTTTATTAACCCTTAAGCCTAAACCAGCATTCAGAAAAAACGGCACAGTGGCTAAGTTTTTCTGCGGTCGTTGCGGTTGCGAAGTGCCATATGAAAAAAAATATTTCGTTGAATTGTTCCAAAAAGAAATACACGGAGCAAACCAATGGATATTAAACTTTGGCTACATCTGTCCGGATTGCGCGAATGTTACACATTGGAGCGCGACATTCTCATGTCCACAAGAAAAGTTATTGAGAAAGTTTAATCTTTACAATAACGGAAAGGATAAACAAGAAATCAACATGCAAGGCACGCATTCGCTTGATAACGAAATAAATTCATGAAAGAAAATAACATCCAAAATCAGATCGTAGAATATATTAATCTAATCGGCGGATGTGCAACCAAGGTGCAGTCTGGAAGTATTTTGAAGCAATACACAAACAAATTCGGGCAGACGCATATGTGCCGAATCAATCTCGCAGATGAGGGAACATCAGACGTTATGGGCTGTTTGAGGGGGCGTTTTATTGTGGTTGAAGTTAAGCGCGACCAAGAAGAGTTAGATCGCTGGGAGCGACAATGGCAGAACTACATACGCGGCAAAATCTGCAAAAGCTATCAGCGCAGTATTGAACAGCACGAGTACCAGAGGCGCGTGCGCAAAGCCGGTGGTTTGACATTTGCGGTCTGCTCGGTAGATATGTTTGAGAAAGATTTAATTGAATTAGATTTAGTCAAATGATTGCATTGAAATTCACAGCAGTATTAATAATCCGATTCCACTACGCGGACAGCGACCCGCGCTTTAAGTTTCGGTTTAATTATTTCAAGACGGCTGTTTTGCCGACAATCCTCGCGCAAAGAAACCAGAACTTTGACATTGCGATCAGATGTAATCCGGAACATGACGCATTGTTTACTGCGCTAAGCCCACGGATTAGGGTGTTTCACGTCAAGAATGAGGGCGTAAATTATATCCATGGCAAGAACGGCAAACGATATTTCCATGATCATGTTTCTTGGAATCGGATTATTGATTTGCCAAAATACGACATTCAAATTGGCTTAGACAGCGATGATTTTATTGCGCCGGATTACGTTGCTGTTATCCGAAAAACGTGCAGGGATTTCCATAGCCGCAATCTTGGTGCATCGCTTCATATTTCTTTTCAGCCGAGGAAAATGTATTTAAAAAACAAGCGCACAACCGGCATGATGGAATATACGCCAAGGCGAGGGTCAGCATTTATGGCTTTATTTCAGCCAAATAAGGGCGAGAATTATAAATTTATTTACGAGATGTCGCACTTGAATTTGTGGAAATTAGCCGACAAGTCGGTTACAATCCCGTCCGGACATTGCATGGTGACGGTTCATTCACATAACGAATCCACACGATGATACTCAACGAAAAGCTAATCGCAGAAAAATGGCAGTTTAAAAAACGCGAATGGCCGGAACGCATGAAAGCCATTGCGGAAATCATTCCGAAAGGCGCAAGTATTCTTGAGCTTGGCGGTGGGCTTTGTGGATTGAGCGCAGAGCTTCCGGATAACCCATACAGATCGGTTGATATTGAGGAGTGGACGGACTGCACGACCAAGGCGGACTTTAATGCCGGAGAGTATCCGGAAATACCACGCCATGACGTGATTGTTTGCGCCGGACTCTTGGAATACATTCGCGATCCGGAAAAGTTTCTGTTTGCCATTCATGGATACGGCAGGCGTGTTCTTTTGTCGTATTACAACGGCAAAGAATGTCCTACACGCAAGAACAAATTGAAATTTGCGTGGCTTGAAAGATTGTTCAAGCGCACCGGCTGGGAAATCTTGATGATGCGCGAATTGGATACACATCAAAAAATCTATTTCATAACCCAAAAATAAATTGAAAGCGTTTTGGTACAAAGAGAATCTCAAAGCCCCGCGTGCGTGGAACTTCGGCGACCAGCTTACGCCGATTGTTCTTGATTACGTTTTAGGGGAAAGGTTCAAACTCGCAGAGCGTGGCGCGCACGGCAAGCTGTTAGCCATTGGTAGCGTAATGGCGGCGATACAACCCGGCGATGTTATCTGGGGAACCGGTTGCATTCAAAACAAACCAATCCAAGCTCCAATCGGCGCAAAGTTTCTTTCAGTTCGTGGCCCACTCACGCGTGATTTGCTTTTGCCCGCGGACGTGCCGGAGATTTACGGCGATCCCGCATTGTTATTGCCGAGGATTTATAATCCAAAGATTAAAAAAACAGGAGATATCGGAATATTGCCGCATTACGTTGACAAGAAACTTCCCTCATTGATGAGATTTCATAAACACCCCTCGCTTTCAGCGGGCATACGTTACAGGATAATCGACATCACTGCGCCGTGGCAAACAGTAATTGACAACATTCTTGCATGTAGTATTATCCACACGTCAGCACTTCACGGGATAATAGCGGCGGAGGCTTACGGCGTGCCTGTTATTTGGAAGCGGTGGAGCGACAAAATAAAGGGCGGTTCATTTAAGTTTCAGGATTATTTTCTTGGTACGGACAGATCGTTGCAACAGCCGGGGAAAATTATTCCGCCGATCCAGAATCTTGAAGCGCGCCAAGATAAACTGATTGAAGTCTTAAAAAAATATTATGCCAAAAATTGATATCGTTTATATTCTCGGCAAAGGCTCGCGTTGGAATGACAATGAGTTGCGCTTCTCGCTTCGTAGCATCGAAAAGAACTTTGCCGATGCGGGGAAAATTTTTGTTGTTGGAGAATGTCCGGGATGGCTAACAGGCATCACGCATATTCCCGCACCGGATAAATACGACAACAAAATCCTAAACGCGATCGTGAAATATACTGTCGCCGCTTCCGATCCGCGCATCGGAAAAGATTTTGTTTTGATGAACGATGATATTTTCTTTATTCGCAAAACACAAGCACATGATATCAAGTTTTTTAGCCGCGGCAGACTGCGCGAGATGTGCGATTTGCATCCGAGCAAAGGTGGTTATTATTATCATTCGTTGCGCGATACAGAGAAGCGACTTGATGTTATGGGAATCCCAAACGCGATTGATTTTGAAGTGCATAGCCCGATTATTTTCAACAAGGAAAAACTGCTTTCAGTAATGGGAATGGTTGGAACCGCCAAGGCATACGCCATGCGCTCCTGTTATTGCAACCTCACGAATAAAGAGCCGGTCACGGTAACAGATTTCAAAGCGGCGAATATCGGCGAATTTGCGATGCAAGGCATACGTAGTGGGAACAGATTTCTGTCGATTAACGATGCGCTCGTTATGGATGAGATTTTCCGCGAATGGATGTTGACTCAATTCCCGCGCAAATGCAGATACGAAATTGATGATTGCGGCGTTAAGCTTATGCCGGGCCGTCCAATGGCGAAAAGAAAATACCACGCACGTTGCGAATTTACTTATGGAAAAAACTTCTACCACGAAGGTGATATAATCAAGCAAGAAGACATCCAAGCGATCAAGAATAATCCGATGATGATTGCCAATTGGCAATGCATATAACCCCCGAAATATGGCTGTAAAAGACTGTAAATCATGCGCGCCCGTGTACGGGAAACACTACTGCAAGAGCTGTTTTTTTGAAATCAAGGCATGGGAATGTCATAAGAACAACGGTTTCTGTGTTGACTGTGATGCACAAGTGCGCAAGTATAGTGGCGAAAAGCAGATGATGCCACAACGCGACAAGATGATCCGAGAAGCTCAAACTAAAGAATCAAATTAATTTTTTTAACCAAAAAAATAACATGAAGAAAATACTTAAGAGCTACATACTCGCAACCGTTATAGGTTTTTCGTTGGTGGGTTTCACGCCAACGGCGCAGGCATTCACACCCGGATGGGGCGGAGATATTACATGCAAGGTCTGGCGCGAGGGCGATCCGACAGGGCTGGGAACCGGAGCCGCCGGATATTGCGACAATACGAATGAGGTTTTTAAACGCCTCTACGAACTTGAAGAGGCAGTCGACACGTTACAGGCGCAAAATCAATTGCTTAAACAGCAAATTGCCGCCAATAAGACCACAACATCAACAACCAAAACGGTAAATTCAACGACCAGCAAGGCAGACAGCGCACGAATTACTGCGCTTGAAAAGCGAATGTCGGCGGTTGAAACTTTGGCAAAGCGCATTAATGGCTTTGTAAATACGATAAACAAGGCATTGCGAACGCTTAAAAAGTAGCAATTCATAAATAAATAATATGGAAGAAATAAAGCCAGTTATTACCGAAGCAAAAGAACCGCCAGAAAAAAGGGAAGATCAAGATAGGACGCGCTTCAAAAAAGAAATGTTTATTGAATATTATAAACGCCATTTTGGCGTTATTACAAAAGTTTGCGAGGAAGTAAAAATCGAAAGGACGGCATTTTATAGATGGAAGCGCGATGATCCGGAATTCCTTAAAAAGTTAAAAGAGGCAGAGGGTGAGCGTAACGATTCGGTAGAGGACGTCTTATTTTCGTTGATTGCAAAACAGGACGGCCCAAGCGTAAGATTTTATCTTGAACGAAGAAATCCCGCATACAAGCAGAAGACAGTCAATGAAGTAATTCCCGGAGAACTCACGCTTGAGGATTTAATCGATGAATTTAAAAATAAAGACGATGAGCTTTCCAAGCAACAAAGTATTGATTCAGAGTCTTCTGCGGATACGCAACAAGAGGGGAATACAAGTGCCGTTCAAATTCAACATAGCACAGGAATATTATTGGGAACGGAAAACGCGCCGCAATCTAATATTGAAAGCCCGACAAAAGGGGCTAAGTAAAGTTATTGATGCGGATCAGTTAGTGGACTGTACCGTTAAAAGCACAAACGCCGTTGTAATCTCGCATGAACAAGGGGCTACAAAGCGTTTGTTTGCCGCTGTGCGTTACTACTTGGATAACATGACTGTAAAGCCAGTCGTGTCGATTGATTCAACAAACGAATTAAGATTCCCAAAACGTGGAAGCTCATATTTTATTGGAACCGCAGGTCAGCGAGCATTCGGACGTGGCGATACGGTAGACAGAGCGCATTTATCCGAAGCCGCATTTTATCCGGACTTGGAAAGGACTATGAACGGGGTAGCGGAAGCGTGCGAATACGGGCAAATCGATGTTGAAACGACAGCGAATGGGCGTGAGCAAGTTTTTGATATGTGGCAGAAAGCAAAATCCGGTAAATCGTCTTACACGCCTATATTTATTCCGTGGTTTATTGATCGGGAATATTCAGTTGAAAATATGACTGAAAAAGAAATCGCAGGGTTATCTGCGGGCGTGCGCGAAATGTTTTCAATTCCGGATATCGAATTTATTGCGATGCTTACACCGGAGGAAAAACTTTTAGTTGCTCGTGTTGCTGAAGAGTGGAGCACCGTGCTTACAGCCGGACAATTAAAATGGAGGCGCGCAAAAATATGGGATAAGGGCGAAATGTTTTTCCAAGAATATCCAGAGGATGACGTGTCATGCTTTCTGCAATCCGGACGTTCGGTATTTAATCATGTTGTTGTTGATCCAAGGCGTAAAATTCCACTTGATGATTTAGAATCTTGGGATGCGACCGATGAAGAAAAGAAAGATTTGCACGATTGTATTCTTTATGGCGGACTGGATGGCGCAGAGGGTACGGAAACCGGCGATGCTCACTCGTTCGCTGTTATTGATTCGCGAAAACAACCGGCAGTTGTTATTTATGAATATACTTCAAACGAGCCGATAGATGTGTTCGATGGCAAGGTCGCGCGCATATGTAATCAATTCAATATATTACTTGGGATAGAGCATAACGGCGTTGGTGCCGCGCACTGCCTAAAAATGGAATCGCTGGGCGTTGATTTTGAGTCTTGGGATACCGGCGCGGCAAATCGCCCGACAATTATTACCGATCTGGAGGAAGCGTATCGCAAAGAAAATCTGATTGAAACTTATCCAGAAGCAGAGGGCGAATTAAAGACAATGATTTATACGGAAAAGCGAACCAATTCAAGCTCACTTCGTGCGGAAGCGAGTAAGAAACATCATGATGACAGGGTGTTCGCGCGAATTATCGCATGGCAAATGCGTGAGGTTCCAACGGCAGGTTTGACAGTGATATAATTTGACATTTTCCGAAAGGTGCTATAATGCGACCAATGAGCATTCTAAAAAACATTTTTGGCGGAAAGGAAAAAGGACTGGATGGCGAAGTGGTCTCCGGCGGGATTGAATTATTGAAACGACTTACTGCTACCAACCTTTCACCGACAAAAATGTTGGAAACGTACAGAACATCGCTGTATGTTTTTGCTTGTATTTCAGCGATTGCCACTAAGACGGCAAGCATTGATTATCAGCTTTATAAAATTTTAAACTCAAACGGGGATACAAAAGAGATCGTTACGCATCCGTTGCTTGACTTGCTTTACAAGCCAAACGCATTTCAAACCAAAACGGAATTTACGGAAATCACAATCATAAATTTGAAATGCACCGGCGAAGCGTTCTGGTACAAAGCTAAAAACAATAGCGGCCGAGTTGTTGAGCTGTGGAATCTGCGACCGGATTACATGACAGTTATCGCCGATGCGACAGCGTTTATTAAGGGCTACAAATTCCAAAAATCAAATGGTTCGGAAGTGTCTTTCGCACCCGATGAGATAATCCACATAAAATACCCGGACTCAATATCGCAACACCGCGGCATGGCTCCGTTACACCCAGCTAGTAAGCGAGTGCAGACAGAAGATTTTGCCAATAACTGGCAAAGAAATTTCTTCTTGAATAGCGCACGTCCGGACGCAGTTTTTAAGAATCCCGGCAGAGCGATGACAACGGCGCAGAAGAAAGAATTTAGAGATGGCTGGAATAAGATGTTTCAAGGCACGAGCAAAAGCTCAAAAATTGCGATACTTGAGGGCGGTATGGAATATCAAATCATTGCACTTTCGCAAAAGGAAATGGATTTTATTGAGTCCATGAAGTTTACGCGTGATGATATTTTGACGGCATTCCACACGCCGAAATCAATCGTTGCGATCACGGATGATGTGAATCGCGCGAACGCGGAAACGGCGATGTTTATTTTTATGTCAGAAACGATAAAGCCAGAAATTAATCGCATCGTTGAAAAGATAAATGAGCAATTAGTTTACATTGATTTTGGTGAAGATTTCTATATTGATTTTGATGATCCAACACCGGCGAATCGTGAGCTACAACTAAAAGAATATTCCGAGGGTCTAACGAATAAGTACCTGCTCATTAACGAGGTGCGCGCGCGCGAGGGGTTAGCACCGGTGCGTGGCGGTTGGAGTTTTTACGGTACGCTTATGGACGTGCCAATCGGTGGGCTTAGCATGAATGAAGCAAAGGCTTTAATTTCAACGATTGAAAAGCAGAGCAAAGTAAATATGGAATTAATCAAACAGCATTCCATAACGAACAAAAAGCAATATAGCTTTAAGGGTCGCTACAATCTCAAGCAGAAGTTTTTAATGTTTGAGGAAATGAAAAAGTCGGTGGAGGATTTAGAAAGAGCCGCCGACAATATGAAGAAAAAGGCGCATACCAATAAGGCAAAAAAGAAAGGATTTGTTGCAATCTTTAATACGCCGGAATTAAAAAAGGTTTACGCCGACATGATAAACAAGAAGATTGATGAGCGCGGCGCGAAATTAAAAGATGCAACAAATGATTTCTTCACGGGGCAAATGCACCGCGTACTTGGTGAGCTTTCAAAAAAGAAAAGCAAAGCAACTTTGAAAAAACTTGATGCCGCGGCGATTTTGAAATACGACAAAGAAGTTGGATTGAGTATCAAATTCATTACGCCATACATTGAACAATACTTGAAAGATTCCGCGCTTGAAGCGTTGAATATTATCGCGCCGCAAGAGGACTTCCGCATGACGGAAGCGATACAAAAAAAGATTGAAGCGCGCGCAAAACTATTTGCCGAATCAGTAAACAGCACAACGCTTGAAAAGCTGGACGCTACACTTGCCGAGGGCATAAGCGCGGCAGAGGGTATAGCAGATTTAACGGCTCGCGTTGAAGAAGTTTACGGCGATTTTCCAATTTACAGAAGCGAGATGATCGCGAGAACCGAGGCGACAGTCGCGAATAACGAAGGGAATTTAGAGGGATTCAGGCAATCGGAAGTCGCAACCGGTAAGGAATGGGTGAATGCAGGCGACTCACGCGTGCGCGATGACCACTTGGATGTTTCAGAGGGCGGCGTAAGTGGGGAAATAATTCCACTTGATGACAATTTCTCTAACGGTTTGCAATATCCATGCGAACCAAATTGTCGTTGTGTAATTGCGCCCGCATTCCTCGAGGGCTAATCTTGTTTTTGATTTTTAAAAATGATAATAATTGCAATATGAAAAAGAAACTAATACAAGAAACACCAAATTTAACTCGCACGCTTATTTTTTGTGCGAAAAGTTTTGACCAAATTAATCATATTGTTGAGGGTGAATTTTCGCATCAGATTGAAGACAGGCAAGGTGATGTTGTTGTTCAAGCGGGTTGGGATTTAGAAAATTACACAAAGAATCCTGTCGTTCTTTGGGCACATAAAAACTCCGAATTGCCGGTAGCGAAAATGATTGAAATTGGAGTGAATGCGGAAAATGTTTTAGCGGGAAAAATGCAATTTGCGGTAAACGAATACCCATTCGCGGCAACGGTTTTTAATCTTGTAGCAAACAAATATTTGCGCGCCTTTTCAGTATCTTTTGGCAATAAGAAATACGAAATAGATCGCGATAATCAATTGGAATATTTAATTGAAAATGAATTGTACGAGGTGTCCGTTGTGAATGTTCCCGCGGATCAATTGGCGTTGGCAAAGTCCAAGGGATTAATTGATGACGGTGGAATTGAAAAAATAAAATCATTGACCGATGAACAATCTGGTGCTAAGAATCAAGGCGATTTGAATGCGGTCGTAAATTTAATTGAAAAATCAAATCAAGATACGATACGCTCCGTTATTAGGGCACTTACTGATGCGCTAAAGGCGGGTGCGGAAGCCGATAACCAAGTTCGTGTAAAGGTCGAACACTCCTCGCAAGAGGGCGGCAATAAAAAAATTTCTGTAACAGTCTTCAATAGAGCCATAAAGGAATTGTTGAGAACGAAGAAATCACTTACCTAATTTTTTTAATTTCAATTATATGAACATAAAAGCATTGCTCGCTAAAAAAGCGAAAGATTTAACGGATGCCGAAAAAGCATTCTTGAAAGAACACGTTTCGGAAATAACAGATGATGCGGATAAAAAGGCGTATGCAGATATTCTCGCAGAGGATTCCGGCATCGACATTGAATCCGCAAAAGCTTTGCTTCAAGCTTACGCAAAGGAAGCAATTTCTGCCGCAGGTAATGCGGAAAAGGAAGCCGCAATGGCTAAAAAGATTGATGAATTATCCAACGATCTCGTTGGTAAATTCATGGCTGGCGTTGATAAGCAACGCGCAAAGGCTCTTGACGGAAACGGTGAAACGGATGAGGGCAAGAAAAAGGCTGGCGAAGTCACGCGTAAGTTTATGAAAGCTTTGTTGGCGGGCGACAAAGAGGGTTGCAAGGCTCTTAGCACTTCAGACTCTGGACAATCTCCGGATGATGCACAAGCCGGATTACTCATTCCTACGGAATTGAGAAATGAAGTTTTGCGTATTGCCGAAAAGCAATATGGTCTTGCCAGACGTGATATGTTCTACTTGCCGTTTAGTGGGCCGGGCAATTCAAGAACAATCCCAACGCTTGGTACTTCCGTCACGGTAAAATGGACTGGAGAATTAGCCAAAAAGCAATCAACACAACCGGGCTTTAGTTTGATTACTCAAACACTCAAAAAGCTTGCCGCGATCGTACCGTTCACAGAAGAAATTCTGGAGGATTCTGCGATTAATCTCCTTACGCTTATTGCGGAATTGTTTGCAGAAGCAGTTGCAAAAGAAGAGGATTTGCAATTCTTTGCGGGTACAGGCGCGCCATGGACTGGAATACTAAACAACGCGGCGGTCAATATCGTTATTCAAGCATCGGGTGCGGCATCACAAGTTACCGCAGATGATTTACTGGACATGATAGATGCAACACCATCGGGCGCGCTCGCGGGTGCGAAATTCTACATGCACCGCACCGTGCTTTCTAAGGTTAGAAAGCTCAAGGATTTGGACGGAAATTACATTTTCCAAAATCCGGGCGGCGGATTGCCAAAGACAATATGGGATTACCCATATGAAACAACCGATGCATTTCCTGCATTGTCCACGGTAACAGACGGAGAGGGTTACATTCTGTTTGGAAACCTTAAACAAGGCGCGGTATTCGGGGATAAGCAACAACTCCGCGTTAAGACGCTTGATCAAGCAACGATTACAGATACGGACGGATCGACAGTCATTAATCTTGCCGAGCAAGACGCGATCGCGCTTAGAATTGTTGAACGTGTAGGTTACGTTGTAAGCCTCGCGAAAGCTCTTACAGTATTGCAAGCGGACGCTTTGCAATCATAAGGGTTAGAAACTTAAAGTACATGACTATTCCCTGCGGGTTTGTTTATTTCCCCGCAGGGAACGTCAGCGATAAGAAGATAAATAAACCTGAAATTTCATTAAACCAATCTATATATGGCCGCAACAGTTGAAATTTGCGAATCCAACGGCACTACGCCAACGATTACGCATAACGTAACAAATCTAAACATGGGATCAACGGATGCCGCAAATCTTGATCCGGTTGCAAATCCAATTGTTCCCGGCGCGAATTCGTTTGAAAAATGGGTGAGATTCCATGTGACCGATATGGGTGGAAGCTCAAAAATTGATAACCTAAAAATCTGGGGTGAGGCACTCGCGGCAGAAGCGGCGCATAAAACGAATTGCCGAACATCTTCCTATGACGGTGCGCAGACATTTCCAACCGGCGCAGGCGAGGGGCCAAAAGCAACTGACAGAAGTGCGACATACGATTACACGCAGACAATGCCAACATCAGAACCGGCATCGGCTAATCTTGGAATTGGTGGCGCGCTCGCGGGCGCACTCACAGATGTCGGATATTCCGATTACGAGGTGAGCCAAATCCAAACGACAGTATCCGCCGTTGCGGGAAATACAACGGACCGGTCATTCCAATTTGATGAAACGGCTTAAAAAATAAAACGCCCTAGAAAAGCAATCGTTATTTTTTTTCACACTTCATAAACAATAAAAATATGCCAAAAGTTTTAGAAACCAAAAAGGAATACGCCCACGTGTGCGGACAATGCGGCGGAGGGTTCAACACGGATGCTGAATACTGCGCACATAAGTGCGTTAAAACGGGCTTTAAACCAACGGAGCTTGGTCATCATGGCGAAGCAGGCAAAGCAATATCCGAAGCCGCGTTAAAGCGTGGTGCTGAACGCAAGGCGACAGAGGAAGCGGAAGCCGCAGAAAAAAAGTAGAAAGAAAATAGAAAATTAGCAAAGCCAACTCAATGGCTTTATGCGAAGCAAATCAATGCCGGGCAATAATCTATAATACAAATATCCCGGCGAATAAAGTCGGGATATTTTTTTAAAAAAATAATCTTATGAAATATATTTTTCCAAAAACGGGCGCAGAAGTACAACCGGAACGCTGGGGCTGGGGCGTGATGTATCGTGACGGTTCAGAATTACACCAATTCGGTGACGATGGAATTTATCACCAAATCGGCGAAATTGACCAAAGCAAAATCAAGCTCGCCGCGCTTTATAAACTAAATAATCCAAACGAAAAAATCTTGATTCCGTGGAAACTTGGGATGAAGCTGATTCATAAATACGTGATCACGCACGACATAAGACAGCACGCGCAGGGCGTTACTTCGCGCACCTATGTTTTCGGCTACAAGGACGGAAACCAGCACCACTACACATACATTTTGCCAAACGACTGGCGCGTATATTCCAACGAAGCAAACCTATGTTTAACACAATTCCCATTAACTTAATTTCCCAATGCCAGATAAAAAGATAACCGAGCTTACAGGATACACACCGCCAATTAATACGGATGTATTGCCCGTTGTGGACATCACCGCAGGCATAACTAAGAAAGTTACGTGGGCGAATATCAAAGCAACGCTCAAGACGTATTTTGACGGATTGTATGCGGCAATTGGGGCGGGCGCAGAAGCTACGCAAAAAAGTTATGTACTCGGTGAAAACTTTTTGCAGGGTGAGGCTGGGTGGATATTGGTATCATCCCCTGCTGATGCAGCAGAGAAAACTTCTACTGGTAATTATTCTGAATATGGGACTGCTGCAACGCCAAAATGTGGTCAAACATTTACTTCTCTTGCAACAGATAGTATTGGCATAGGAATAGTTAATTTTACATTATTTAAAACAGGCACTCCAACAGATAACATTTATTGTAAAATATACGCAAGCGATAAAACAACATTATTAGCTACTTCGGACGCTGTTGATGGTTCTACTTTGTCAACAATTCCGGGTGCAGAGGTCACTTTTACATTTTCAACTCCCCCAGCGATAACGGCTTCAACAGTTTATTTTCTCGAATTATCAAGAGCAAGTTTGGACGATTCTAATTATTACACTGCGAGAGGTGGAGGAACTTATGCAGGAGGAACAGCATCTCGGTATCAATCTGACACTTGGGGAGATATAGCATATGATTTATATTTTGAAGTACTTTTAGCTGAAAGAACAAGAGTTTATTTAACAGATGCAGACGAAAGTGGAGATTATCTTTTGCCAATCGGCTACGCCAACGCAGCGGGGAGCGCAGAGGATTCAGTCGCTTTCAACACAGGAGGAGTCGCGACAATCTCTCCAACAGACACGCCAGCAGTAAACGACATAATGTATCTCTCCAACACAGCAGGAGAAGTTCAAACAACCGGTGGTTCTACGAGTGTAAAAGTCGGCAGGATGATTTCACCTACAAAAATGCTAATAATCCCACCTCCGCTTTAATTTCAATTAAATGGCTTCATATAAACTCTTACAGGAGGACGGATATGCAATCCTACAAGAGGATGGCAGTTATATTTTGCTGAATGGCTATGATTATTCTGCTATCACAAAATCGCTCAAATATTGCGTGAAAATAACACCGGCGGCAACTACCAAATCACTTGCTTATAGTATTCTCACGGTTCCAACCGCAATAGTAAAATCTTTGCAATACGAAATTTTGGCAACCACTCCGGTTTTAGTAACAAAATCTTTGCAGTATTGCATTAAAACAGTACCGACTGCGATTACGAAAGGACTAACTTACGATGTGAAATCCACGCCGAGTGCGATTCAAAAGAGCCTAAAATATACGGTCACCATTACGCCGGCAGTAGTCACTAAGTCACTTCAATATTGTATTACGGTTGAACAAACAGCGATTACGAAGTCGCTCGCGTATAGCGTGCGCGCGACACCGGCGGCAATTACAAAATCATTGCAATACGAAGTAAAGGCGACACCAACCGCGATGGTGAAAAGCTTAAAATATTGCGTCTTCACAACGCCCGCGGCAACGGTGAAATCGCTCACATATACAATTACGATTACACCGAGCGCAATAACTAAGTCGCTTACTTACAGCGTTACCGTTGAGCAAACGGCAATCGTAAAGAGCCTCACGTATTCAGTCCTCACCATTCCGACAGCGATCACAAAAGGACTGGCGTATTCAATCAAAACGATTCCGACAGCCACAACAAAAAGTTTGCGGTATTGTGTGATTACCACGCCAGCCGCGATAGTGAAGTCGCTCGGATATATTATCAAAACGCCGGTGCAAATTGTGCTTTCAATGCAATATGTGATTAAAGCACCCGTCACGATTACGAAGTCGTTAAAATACTGCATTCCAACCACGCCAGCCGCGATAGTGAAGTCGCTCGGATATATTATCAAAACGCCGGTGCAAATTGTGCTTTCAATGCAATATGTGATTAAAGCACCCGTCACGATTACGAAGTCGTTAAAATACTGCATTCCAACCACGCCAGCCGCGATAGTGAAAAGCCTCACGTACAGCGTTATTATCACACCGATTGCAATCACAAAATCGTTGCAGTATACCGTTACCTTTTCACCAACCGCGACAACAAAGTCAATGCAATATGAGATTTTGACAGAACAAAAAATCACAAAATCCTTGACTTATGAAATCCTCACGACACCAAGCGCAATTACGAAATCACTTTCATACGCAATCAAAACAACACCAGCCGCCACCACCAAATCGCTGGCGTATTCAATGCTCACGTTCGGACTGATTGCGAAATCGTTAAGTTACGCGATTGAAACACAAGGCGGCATAACTAAGTCCGTCCGATATTGCATTGTCGGGAATACGGAAATCGTGAAATCGCAAACGTATAAAATTAAAACGAGCAACACGATAACAAAGGGATTGCATTACGAGATTTGCGCAGAATATGCAATCACAAAGAATCTTACTTATGCGATTCTAACGCCTCACACAACAACAAAATTACTTCAATACGTGATGAGAATTTATCCGTACAAAAAACAGGCGACTCCATATACCAAAAAAGTAACGCCGTACACTTCACTTATTCACACGCCGTAAATTTAAGTCTATAATCCAATTACAATGAGCAAAGGCTACACAACAAGGACGGAGATTGAAAATTTTTTACTAATTACAATAGATCCAACGTTCTACACGCAGGTGGATAATTGGATTATTGATATTGAGAAATATATTGACCAACAAACGGGGCGCAATTTTGTTGCTGATACCGTTGCGGTTGCGCGATATTTTGACGGTGATAATTCACGCGAATTACTGATTGATGACGCGGTTGCGATAACGGAAATCGTGGTCGGCGATACAACATTAATTGCCGATACCGATCCGTTGGATGCTGACGGAGATTTTATTTTTTATCCGGCAAACGAATTGCCGATAACTAAAATCACGTTGCGCAGTTTGACGTTTCCGTCCTACCCCTTGAGAGGTATAAAAGTAACTGGGAAATGGGGCTACTCCGTTGCGTGTCCGACAGACATTAGGCACGCCGCAACCGTTTTAGTTTCCGGAATAATCACAAATGCATGGACTCCGGAGGGCATCGTTCAACAAGAAAGTGTTGGACGATATTCCGTATCGTATAAATTGCAAGGCGAATTAATCAATAACCAGATGTTGAAAGAACGCCTTGATCAAGTTTTGAAAACGCTTGATTCTTACAAGAAATATTCATTTTAAATTTATGGCTTTATCAACACATTTTAACAGGACGGTTGTCGTGAAAAGACTTTCCGATGATAGCGGAAATACGGAGATTTACGACACGCATATTGCATCGTTACCGTGTCTGATTCAACCACTTGATGATTCGTACAACCAAGACGTTGAGGGGAGCTTTGGAAAAGATTCGCTATTGATGTGCGGCGTTGTTGATATTTTGGAGGGTGATCGCGTCATAGATGGTTCAAATTCTTATAGGGTAGTGGCTGTTGAGTTAATGGAATTTTTAGAAGCTCCGCATCACACAGAATGCAGAATCCGCTTGTTTAATCCATAGTAAAATGATATCAATGCGTGTTGAATTTAAGGGCTTTGAAAGATTGCGCGAGGCTTTGCGGCGCGCACCGGAAACGACAGTAAAGGAAATAGGAATCGCTGTTCGCAAATCAGGCGTAATTGTTACCAATGCGGCAATTAAAGAGTCCCCGGTAAACAAACAAACGGGCGGCGGACAATTGCGCCAGAATATCCGGATGATACTAAAAACAAATACGCGCGCGGAAGTAATCTCCAACGCGCTTTATTCGCATTTCGTTGAGGGCGGAACCAGTCCACACACGATTATACCAAGGAACAAAAAGGCATTGGCGAATAAACGAACGGGTCAATTTTTTGGGAAAATAGTGCATCATCCCGGCACGCGCGCTAATCCGTTTATGCGCAGAGCATTAACGCAAAGCCAATCGGCAATTGACGGCTTTTTTAGGGAAGCATTGCAAAAAGTTTGGGAAAGTTTAAAATAATCTCATGGCATCTACAACACTCACAAGCATAATTGAATTACTTAAAACGAAAGTTGCGGCATTAAAAAATGGAACTGCGCCTATTTTTACGGAGGTTTTAAAATCTGCAAGTGGCAATTTTAGCGCGGGATTCCCCGCCGCCAGAATTTACGAAACCGGTGGGGATGGTGCTGTGGCAGACACGCATAGAAATCAGCGCACATTTAATTTCACAATCAAACTGTACCAAGAGCAAAGCCAGTCGGGCAAAACTGCCGATGAAGCGGCAACAATAATGCGTGCCGCAACTGATGCCGTAATTACTGCGTTTGATCAAGATAAGGATTTGAATCGCGAAGTAATGATTGTGCGCGTAGTAAGTTTTACAACGGATTTTTCCGTGCAAAAAGGCACATTCAATTTCGCGACAATTCGGGTTGACGTGGTTGTGCTTGTGCATAGTTATTAACCAGTTTATAATCGCGGCATATATGAGCAAATTTAAGAATATTACAAATCAAGATTTAAGCATTCCGGATGTCGGAATAATTAAGGCTGGCGAAATCCGCGAGATGCCGGATGGATTTCATAACGCTAATTTTGTTGAGGTTATAATGCCGGCTCAACAAAAACCAAAAGTAGAAAAAATTATTAACGATTAAAAATATGTCAATTACTCTTGCCGATAAATCTTACTTGGCTGTTAAGCCGCAAGTCGCGGCGGCAACGCCAATTATTCCAACAAATTTTATTCCGCTGATATCAGAAAGCATCCGGTATAATCCAAACCTTACACCGGACCGGAGAATGAAAGGTTTGTCTTGGAAATCGGATGAACTGCTCAAGGGAGTAAAAACCATTGAGGGTGATTTAGAGATATATGCGGATCCGGATGCGCTCGGACATGTTCTTAATATGTGCTACGCAAAAGGCGTAACCAGCGGAGATGCGGCAAGTGGATATACCCATCCGTTCACGGTTGGCGAGGGTGATTCCTACTCAATCGATATCCCACGCGGAGATTATACAGAGCGTTTATACGGCGTGCGTGCCGGCAATTTGAAAATTTCATTTGAGGACAATAAAATGAAAGCGGCAATTTCAATTAAAGCACTTGGGAAATTTTATTCCGCGTCACTCGCTGTCGCGCTCACAGGCGCGGGCATGACCGCGGCAGTTTTGAAAACCGATTCAAGCCTACGACCTACTGACGGTTTATGCATTGGCGATGTAATTAATGTTGGTGGAGTGGATATCACGCTTACGGGAGTCAATGCGGATGGTACAACCCTCGCTTTTGCCTCGATTACAGTCACGGCAGCCGTTGGTGATCCTGTATTTTTGAAAAAACAAACGCCGTCTTTTACGGATTTGCAGGAACCTTTTTACATGGGTGAAACTTTGGTCGGAATGGCAGCAACGTCCGCGGCGGCAGATACAGCGGCGGCCGCAAGAGCAACCGCGTCACCATGTTATGATTTGAATGTTGAATTTGACAATGACTTAAAAACGGAACCAGCCTCCGGATACGCAGGCCCGGCCGTCATTCTAAACGGTGTCCGGAGTGGAATCGTAACATTGCGCAGACTCTTTACGGACCCAACGCAATATCAGAAATTTATTGAAAACGTAAAGCAAGCAATAACTATTATCAGCACCGGCAGATATATCAAAACGGATTTGTCTACTTCGGAATTACTTACAATCAAAATCAATAAAGTTAAGCTCACAAATAATGAGGAGCCGCTCAATGTTGGTGATTATATTTATGACAACCAGACATTCGAAATGCTCTACGATGCCGGCGATGCCGCGGCCGTAACGCTAAGTTTGGTGAATAGAACGGCAGACACAAATTATTAACACAACCATTTTTTAACGAAATAAATACTATGGAAGCACCAACAATTATTGTCACAACGCCGATTTCCGGCTTAAAGGTTTACGTCTATCAATGGATTACCGGCCGCAAAGCTGAATATATCCAAGAGCCGATACTTGCCGCAACTAAAATGGGAAGCCCGACTGCAGGAGGAGCATTCTCGGTAAGTAGTTTTGATGCTAAGGTTGCAATCCACGAATCCAATCATCGCGAGATTGAGTCGTATATTGCAAAAGTCGAAGAGGAAACGGATCCAAAAAAATGCATTGAATTAATACTTGATTTACCAGAAAAAGATTACGAATTTATTCAAACCCATATAGCGACAATGAAAGAACAGGATAAAAAAAAATCTTAAGCATAGAATACTTGCGTGCTTATCGGTTCTGTAAAATGATGGGCTGGGATTGGTACACATACCAGTCGCAGCCCATTTCCTTTATAAGGGCATGTGAGCATTGGGCCGAAATCGATAACAAGAAAAAGTCATGAGTAATGAATTAAAAGAAACAATTGTCGTTGATGCGGAAGACCGCACAAAAACAGCTTTTAATGGAATAGAAAACAATTTCAATTCGCTACAAAAACGAATTGAAAAAATGCAACCCGCTTTCAAGAGCATGGCAATTAGTGGTGGTGTTGCGTTTGCGGCAATTACCGCGGGGTCTGCTAGAGCACTTTCGGCTTATGCTGATGCAGAGCGTTCTCAAAGACAACTTGAGCACGCAATTTTAGATGTTTCAAAGGGAACAAAAGAACAGGTGGCGGCAATTACAGAGGTGTCTAATGCATTACAGCGAAAAGCTGGCATTGACGGAGATGCTCTTGCTATGGGTGCGGCCCAACTTTCTACATTTGGACTGCAATCAAAATCGGTTGTTAATCTTACAAAAACACTTGCCGACTTAACGGTTAATCAGAACGGCGTGAATGCCAGTGCGGATGCGTACGTTTCAAGCGCGAACATAATGTCAAAAGCACTAAGAGGAGAATTTGGCTTATTGGAAAAACAGGGCATTAGATTTACAGAAGCGCAAAAAAAGATTTTGCAATACGGAACTGAAGCAGAAAAGGTGGCAGCAATTCAAGAGGGCTTCGCTCAGAATCTTAGAGAAACAACGGACACACTTAGCGGTGTCGATGTTGGATATGCAAGAATTACAAGACAGCTCGGAGAAATCCAAGAATCTGTCGGCAAAGCTCTTGCACCGGCATTTGATGAATTATCTAAAAAACTTGTTCCAATAATCATATCGATTTCGGACTGGATAGATGCCAATCCACAACTTGCAGCGACTATAATTGAGGTGAGTGCAGCTATTGCGGGCTTGGTTATGGTAACCGGAACTATTGGCATTGCATTAGGCAGATTAGCCATGGCGGCTACTGCGCTTAAAATATCAATGGTAGCGTTGATTGGATGGATCGGGCTTATTCCAATTATTATTGCTGCTGCAATTGCAGCAGGGGTATTAATATATAAAAATTGGGACACGATAAAGAAAAAAGCTGTTGAGATTTGGAAATATATAACTGCTTTTTTTCAACAAACTTGGAGAAAAATAACTGCTGGCTTTTCGGATACTTGGAAAAAAGTTAGTGAGTGGTCTGTTAATACATGGGGATCAATAACGAGATTTCTTACTGATACATGGTCTGGAATTATGCAAACCGCAAAAAGTATTTGGGATTCAATTTCATCATTTTTTGTAAATCTATGGTCTGGAATTAGCAATGTTTTTAAAACGGCAGTTAATTTTATCGTTGGATTAGTGGCTCTTGGGTTTAATGCAATGGGGTTGGATATTACAGAAGTGATGAAAAATATTTCTTCCGGATTAACTTCTGCGTGGGAAAATGTAAAATTAATATGGAATACTTATATCGCGTTGATATTGGGAATCACGCAATCGGTATGGAGTGCAATTACAGGGTACATTGGGGATAAAATAACAGAAGCAAAAAACATTGTTTCCAATGTGTGGAAAACAATTGAGGGCATCTGGCAGAATGCTTTAAATTGGATAAGTCAAACAACTGCAGGCTGGGGTGAAAACATAAAAAACAGTATAGGTGGCATTGTCCAATGGATATCAGAGAAATTTAATTGGCTTGGCGAAAACATGGCCGGGCTACTTAAAAAGGCAACCAATATTACCGACCAGATCGGAAAATCAATAGGCGATGCCACGCGCACTACTGGGGGCGTAGTGTATGGGGCTGCACAGTCTGCAGGTAGCATGATCGGGAATGCATTTAATTCTGTGGTGGCTGCGGGTTCTAAAATAACCGGATTTGCGGATGGTGGAATGGTAGGCGGATATCTTGGACAACCACAACTCGCAGTCGTGCATGGTGGTGAGCGAGTGCTCACTGCTGAAGAGGCGCAACGCGGAAGCGGGCAAACAATCAATTTTTATTTTAATGAAGTGGTAGCCGGCGACACAGGGGTAAAGTCAATAATCAAGCAGGCTATCGCGCAATTAAATCGTAATACTCAACTAAAAACAGTAGGTGGAATTTAATTAATTTCAAAATTATTATGCCAGCTTCAATCCAATTTGATGGCCAAGAAATATTATCAACAACATATACGCCAAGATTCATTAAGCATGAATCATCCCCGAACATACAGATTAATGATATTGAATTGTCGCACGACAACGGATCTGTGCTTGTGTCGGAAAGGACAGGAAATAAAATAATTACACTTGAGGGTGTATTAACCGGGTCATCCGAGGCAGACCTAGAATCTAAAATTGATGCATTTAAGGAGGTTTTTAGAAGAGTAAACAAAAATCTTGATATATCATGGAACGGAGGCACTCGCCGCTATGTAGCGACATGCCAAGCACATAGTTTTGATCGTGACCATTTCAACATTGGGTATGTTCCGTGGACTGCAGAATTTCTTGTTCCATCCGGAATTGCTGAAGAAACAACGGAAATAAGTATTGTGTCCGATCGAGATATAACAACACAGGATTATATTGAAAAGGACATTAATTTTTTAGGTTCTGCTCCACCGAAACCGCGGATAAGAATAGCTATTCAAGGCAGCTCTTCAGCGGATGCAAAAGGAATCGAAATTAAAAACGATGACACCGGAGAGCGTATAATATGCACACTTGATAGCGGGATTATAAATCCAACCGTTTATACTTTTGATTGCCGACTTAAAACGGTGACATCATCCGGTGTACAGTCCTTACCGATTAGTTATTATGGAGTTTTCCCAAAATTTCTACCCGGCGAACAAAACATCAGCGTTAGAATTGCAGATATTACGGCGGAAAGTTTCGAGGGGCCAGCATCCCCGAATACTACATTAGGAGTAAATATATATTCCTCTACGCACGAGCCATGTATGGCTTTCGTCCTACCTTTCGGGGATACGACATTCCAAGGTATTGAGGTAAATATTAATAAGACAGGTGATCCAAATGGTGACTTAACAATTACTATTGAGCCGGATTTGGACGGAGAACCCAAGGGGGTTGCCTTTGCAATCAAATCATTTACGATTGCAAAAGCGGATGTTGCGGCTTCATTAGCTTGGATTAAAGCAAATAGTGCTGATGCATTCAGTCTTAGTGCAAACACAAAGTATTGGATGAGATGTAGGACTACGAATGGCGACAGCTCGAATTGTTATATGTGGCAAATTTGCCGACCACCTTATACTTTATACAAGAAAGGTGGAATGGCCACATACAATGGATCAACCTATACGCAATCGCCAACATATAACGCTTGGTTTAAACTTCTTTTTGGTGGAAAGTGGGAAGCGGGAAAAACGTATCACCTGAATGTAGATTATTATAAGCAATGGCTCTAAAATATGAAAAAGAATATTTCAATTAAGATATATGCGCCTACGGGTGAATTTTTAAAAGAATGGTTTAATTTTCAGTTTGTAGGATTCAGCAAGGCTATTAACGCCGGTGTTGGAGAATGTCGAATAGTACTTTTGGAGAAATTCGATTATTCGGGAATAGAATTATTGGGAGGCAATCTAGCTACAATCACAATATCAGATACCGACACAACAACAACTGACGGCGGCCCACGTGTAATTTATTCCGGATATGTTTCGCAGTATGCACCCACGATCAATGATAATGGAATTGAATTAATTTACGTGACACTCCTCGGTCACTATACGAAGCTTATTGATATCCTCAAATCTGGTGCAAACACCAATCTATACACAGACAGCACGGACAGGAATGGACTTAAAACTGCGTCCGGAGCCGCTGCAACAGAAATAGCGTATGTCATGAATGCGATTATTACGCGCTACCAAGCAGAAACAACAACCCCTCAAATCTTTGCCTTGAGCATTCCGGAAACTGGACAGGATTTGAACTATATTTTTAAGCAAAAAACTTATCGCGAGGCATTGGATATTGCATTGTCTGCGTGTCCGGATGGGTATTTTTGGTACGTTAATGAATTGGGAGGGTTCACACTCAAACAGAAATCCTCAACATCCAAGCACATTTTCATGCTTGGAAAACATTTTAACAATATAACCGTAACAAATAACATTGAGAATATTTACAATGTAGTTTTAATCTGGAATGGACTTACCGGCGGATCAGCAATTTACAAGTCATATTCTGATGCCGTATCTATTGCGCAATATGGTCGCCGCCCATATCGAATCACCGATAAAGGAATTCAAGGTTCGGACACGGCAGACAATATCGCGGCCAAGTTTCTTGCCGAACATAAAGACCCGGACATCCAAGTGTCATGCACGATTATCGATAACAATATTGATGCAATTAATGGCTATGACATTGAATCAATTGAGCCGGGCGAAACGTGCAGATTCATAGGATTTAACGAGGCAGGATCATATCTATTGCGCGATGCGATGTTAATCACTCGTGTTGATTATTCCCTTGAATCTGTTACACTAACAATCGAAAATTTCAAAACCGATATTGTTTCGCAAGCGCAAAGATTGCAGGATCAAGTAGGTTCAATCGAATCTGATACCATTCCCGACAGTTATACATAATTTTTAAAAATAAAAATATGGAAGACACGATGTCAGACACGACACCAGATCACGACTTACTGATTGAACTAAGAACTGAAATGCGAGCAATAAAGTCCGCTGTCAAGGATATTAAGGATGGCGTGTGGATGAAGATTAATAATTTGGAGGATCGCACGAAAAATCTTGAAGTTAAGACATCCAATTACTTCATTGCCATGAGCTTATATGCAGTAGCATTGGGATTTGCAATCTCGCTTTTGATTTATCATTTATTTCAAAAATAACAAAAATAATCTATGCAAAATTTTTCACAATTGGATCCAAATTACTCGCTGCTTCTCCTTGGCAAAAGCACGGCGCGCATTGCTGACTACGGATGCACAACGTGCTGTATTGCCGACGTGGCTCGTGATTTTGGCGTTGCCGATATAACGCCGGGCGTTGCGGCAAGAACATTGCAGTATACTGCGGACGGGTCAATAATTTGGAAGTCTTTAATTAATATTGGGATTAAATTTGAATGGCGCGGATATAATTACGATGCGAAAAAGATTCTTGCGGCACTTGGTGATCGCGAAAATAAGCGCGTATTGTTACAAGTTACCACTTCCGGAAGCACGCTTCGCCATTGGGTTGTTGCTGATGAGTGGGATGGCGCGAGCAAGTTTGTTTGTCGTGATCCGTATGGTGGAATTATTTCCAAATTCCCAAATTCCGCACATCCTCTTATTCTTGGATATGCTATTATTGCGCGCATTCCACAGGCTAAACCTGCGCAGGAGGTAAGCGAGTGGGGTAAGGATGGGATGACATTTCTGCGTGAGGAATTGGAGGTTACCTCCGGGCCACAGGACATCGTCACAGTTGAAATGTTAGGAACAATTCTCAAGCGTTTTCACGCCAAATTTTTTAATCAAATTCATAATGAGTAAAATTTTTACTTCGGCATCAAAAATTGTTTTTCTTCTTATTGCGCTCACGGCATGCGTTGGATTCTTTATCGGGCGACTTGAGGCGAAAGATTTTATGATGCTTGCAAGCATGGCGTTTGCGTTTTATTTCGCGAATAAAGGCGAAAGCGCAGAACCCTACGCAGGCAAATGATGCCAAATGATATCAAATGACAACTTGCGTGCGCGCTCGTGCCGGGTGAAATATAGGATGCACAAGCATCCAAATGATAACCTTTAATCACGGCGCGCAGGCAACTAAAAAAAGACCGGGTTACTATCCTCGGTCTTTTTTTGTAAATATATTGCGATATAGTCCGCTTACTATATTTGCGCAATTTCCGTTTTATCTAACCGGATTTTTTCGCCGCCGCCGACTTTGAAAATCCGGAACCACGGATCGGCAGATCGCGAATCGTTACTTTGACTCAAGCAATCAATCAACGCTTGGCGCGACCAGCGGCCAGACAATACGCGCATGTTGCTTTCTCCGCGCTCAAGTATCCGGAGGCGTTCAAGATTATTCGCCAGCCGGTTGAATCGTTCCATATTTAAGCCGAATGTTTCACGCGCGCCGTTCACGCCCTCACGCTTCAAGTTACCGTTCCGGATGAGGTAATCCGCCAGCTCGGATACCGGAATGCCGTCAATCAATCGTTCTTTCGTGCGCGCGAGGTCGCGCGCGTGCGCCCACTTGAACAGGCGCGCAATAAAGCGGGCTATTTGGCGGCGATAGAAAAAAAAGTAGATTACGACAACCAGCTTAGGAATCGCGCTATTTTGGACGGTTACGCACCACAGCAAAGATTCTGACACGCTGTCCGGTGCGAGCAGGGCAACTCCAATAAAAAGCCCGCAGAATAATTCGGCAGTTTTTTTAAGGATTTCCGTAAATTTGTGGCTCTGGATATATCCGGATATCTTGCCGGCGACAGCACCGGCGATTGTAGAATGTATAGATTCCGTATTTTGTGTATAGATTGGTGACATTTGTTTTAGTGTTATTTGATATCAATTGGTGGCAAATGATAGCTTGAAAGCATTAGCAATTGCGCGGGATTTTTTTCGATGTGGAATAGTTTGATGTGGCAGAATATATTTTGATGTGCTTAGTTTTTTCGTAACGATTTGTTTTGATCAAACATTTTGCCGTGCTAAGTGTGATATTGCCAGCCTTGGCATCAGCGATTAAATAATCGGCATAATCCATGCCGGTTTTAGGTGTTCGCTTTGTGGGGTAATCTCTGCGTGTTTTCATAATCGAGGGGGTTATAATTAGATATTAGCCGATTAACTAATATCAAGTAAGTATAGCATAAGTGTCCGATACGGTCAAGGGTGGTATGCACCAAGAAAGCACAAGTTATGCACGGCTTTTGCACCGGTTGAATTACGCTTGAACTATCGGTTGTATGGGGGCTTGAACCTCTGCTTGTACGGCAGAAGAAAGCCAAATTTCATTGTAACTAGGAAAAACCCATGGCGGGAAATTAAAGGAGGATTTGTTGTCGCAATCTCTTTTCGCCGATGTCGCAGTATTCCGGATTCAATTCGAATCCGATAAAATCACGACATAAATCTTTTGCCATGCGCGCAGTCGTCCAACTTCCCATGAATGGATCAAAAACAATTCCACCTTTTTTACAGCCGGAAAGAATAGGAGTTTTAATTAAATCGGGGGGATAGACTGCAAAATGAGCTTCGCGAAACCCCTTTGTTGGAATCGACCAAACACATCTTTTATTTCGCATTCCGTCCAGCCTAAAAGATTTTGGGAAATTCCCCAAATATGGTTTTTTCATTTTATAATTTATAGCATTTTTCCGGCGCAAGGCGTGCCTGTACTCCAAGTCATTCCGATTACGGGATGGCTCTAGTGATTGCTCAAAATAATATTTCTTACTTTTAACAAAGGAAAATATATACTCAAAGTCAACAGAGAATCTGTCTAAACAACTTTGAGGCATCGCATTCGGCTTATGCCAGATTATCGTATTTCTTAAAATCCATCCCCTGTCTGTCATGCCGATAGAAAACCTTGATGGAATTTGTAATAAAGATTTTGATTGATATTTTTTGTTGAGTGCTTTTGACTGACCATTGCGTCCTTTTGGATTTTTCGGAGCGCGATAATTTCCTTTATCGGAAGTACCGCCATACACATCGCCAAGATTCACAAAGCACGTACCATCCTTTTTTAGAATCCTTTTTACCTCATCAAAAATTTTCCATAAATTTTCTAAGTATTCCGCGAAACTTTCTTCTGCGCCAATTTGCCCTTTTACCCCGTAATCACGCAAAGCCCAATATGGAGGAGAAGTAATACAGCAATCAATTGAATTGTCCGGAATGAGTTTCATTCCATCCAAAGAATTACAGCAAACAACTTCATTGATTGCACTATTCCAGCCGCCAGCAATTAAATCACCAAGTGTTTTCATGGTTTTTATTTTAAAATAATTGCGATGGCTTCAATTACCAGCATGCCGAGTCCGGCAATTGCGGTGGCAAGAAATAAACATCTGGCGATTTCGCACAGGTTGGTCTGCGACCAGTCGAAACGATATTCGTGCGTGCGCGCCTCTGGCATTTCATGAGTAACGGGAATGCTGAGATTATGCTGGGCGACTTTTTTGTTTATTTTTTTCTCCGGAGTATAACCGATTGAAAAACTACGTAAGCGCGGCGTATATCTCTCAAAACTAGGAACGCGCGGCATGAAGCCAATTAGTTTGACACGGAAACGGGGCGGAGAGAAGCGCACTTCACCACCACATTCTAAGCAAAACTTTTTATCTTTTTTGCCATAACGTTCTGTGATTTCAGTTTCACCTTTGCATTTACAGATTTTTTGCATATTAAAATGGTAAATCAAGAGAATCTGGATTGATATCGGTTTTGGAAAACATTGTGAACTGCACATTATTTATTTTAATGTCTGCAGTAATAAAATCAAGTATGGTTGTATCCCTTTGCTCCTCATCTTGTTTATAAAAATTACACATTACACATCCAGCTTTTTTCAATGTTTCCATATCTGCCAGACCAAGTCCGTGCATTGATACAGATGTACGATAATCACCACCAAGCACAACCGTTACTTGTTTAAGTTTTTTTAGGAATTTTCTGTCTATCATTTTATGGGTGGGGTAAATATTGAACTTTTAAATCTACTATGTTGCCATCATGGACATTACCATTACCGGCAATCAAAATATTGTGATGATCATCTTGTGCGCCGTTAGCACACATGTCGAAAGTAGAGCACATTTGATCTAATGCTTTTTTATCTTCTGGCGGAACAACAGCTTTAATATTTGGAACTATTGCAAGCGAGATTAATTCATTGTCATGTTTCAGTAAATCATCTCCGTGTTTTGCCACTACCGCAACTGTAATATGGCACGTGCAGGTTGCAAGTAGTTTTATCGCATCATCGTCCAGCAGAGCGAAGCCACAGCATTTTTCATTATTGAATTGTAATGTGATTGGAAATTCTTTCATTGGATTTATTTTTTAAGATGTTTCCGGATTATAACTTCTTGGATGCAATCTATTTCGTTGAGCTTCCCGCTTTCTTTCGCGCGCCGCACATATTCACCGTATACTTTATTGATGCGCGGGCGCGGGCCGTAATGTTTTTTCATGAGCTTATTTTTTATTCTTTCGCATACCCTCTTTTTTTGCTTTCACGCTATCGATTTTGTCATCGTTTGATTCCTCGTCGAACGGAACGTCTATTATTTCGCGCTCCGGCCCAATGATGCAACCACCGCGCTCGACTGCATTGTCGGCGTGTATTGCACGAGCAAACTTATCGCCATCCACTTTTTCACTCGTTGGAAGCAGTTTAGCCAATTGCTTGAATACAGTTTTTTGCCACATCCAGAACATCGGATCGCCGGAAGCCCACGGGCCTTTATTGTTTTTACCGGATTTTGACATTGCTTTGATTTTGAATATTTCCTTTTTTGTCATGTACTTAAAAACTTTCGCGCCGCCGGCAATCTCAGCCCACGCATACGCGCCAATTGGCTCGCCACGATCGTCGGGAGCTTTTTCGTGTTCAATGCGAGGGGAAGTACCAAGATATTCTTTGAACTTATCGTTAGCGTACACAACCTCTGTACCGCATGAGCGAATGCCGGCACGGTAAGCGAGCGTCTTAAGCCCGCGGTATCCGATTTGGAATTGCGCAAAAATCTTGCCACTTCGACCATCGGCGTACGGCAGAACATAACAATCGCCGGATACATTATCCGGATACAATCCGAGTGCCGCGCACTCCATGAACGCACCCAGAAGCGAGGTGTGCGTACACTCGCGCAGTTTTGGCACTTGTTGCAATGAGTGCATGACTGATGAGAGGAAGCGCATGGCGTTTGCCTCGGTACCGAGAAAATTATGCAATGCCGCTTTCTGCGTCATCAGTAATGCCCTAATTGGATCGGCGGATTTTACAGCGACCGCCCCCGCTGATTTACTTTCTTGCGTTGCTACTGGAACCGGCGCGACTTTCGGTACGTCTACGATTTCGCCGGTCACGGGTTCTGCCGCGGCAACACTTTTGTCACCTAACGGAAATTCTTCGTTTATATCTGTCATGATTATTTTTTTGATTATTCCACCGCTAAAATTTGGGTGGTTTATTTTTTCTTACTTGCCTTTTTTTCTTTCATTTTCCAGTATTGCGCCGCGCCGGCAAGGATTAATTCCTCCGCGATTTCGGCGTGCATTTTATGTTCTTCAGCGGCTATTTTCCGAATCTGCAGGTGAGTGTCATCGGAGAGGCGCACTTGGTTTTGTCTTTCGTTTCCCATGTGATTTTTAAGGTTAGGAATTAAAATTTATTCTTGATGTTTGTACCAGCCGCAATCGCGGCATTCTTCTACAATATTATAATAAATCATTTCGTGGTCGGGATGGTAGTCGCCGGTTTCGTGCGCTTCTTCGTACACATCTCCACCACATTCCGGACATTTTCCTACCGGATGAAGTCGTAATTTTGGCGGTGATTGAATCATACGAGGGCAATATACACCACCCCGCACGGACGTGCAAGTACAATGCCCTTGACAGACGTGCGAATAATACACTTGCACGGACGTGCGTCATGTGATAAGGTGGCGAGCGTAACCCATAAACAACAAAAAAAAATGACAATAGAGAACGAAATCGCAAAGGAATATCTAATTGAGCATTGGAGCAATTCCGGCGTTGCGACATTTATCCGCAACCCAAAAGCGTTTGAAAAAAAGTATATATTCGGATCGCGCGATACCGACAGAAGCTTATCCTCTATCATAGGTAGCGTATACCATAGTACGTTGATGAGCTTTTTTTACTGCCTCAAGGATTTTGGGGAGGTTATGGCACTTGATGCGCTTATGGATACTGCGCACCGAAAACTTGATGCGATCGGTGCGGATCAGTACCGCCCACAAAAAAATAAAACAATCGAACAATTACAACTTTCCGCGCTCAAATCAGTGAACGCGCTTGTAATGAATTTCCTCCAAGAATGGTCAACCTCTTATGCGCCAATTATCAAAAAAATATTGTTCGTTGAAGAGGCTTTTTATGGAAAAATTGAACTGAACGGAATCGAGGTTCCAATTCCCGTCAAATTTGTGCCGGACGTTGTGTTTGTTCACATTGATGGAACTCTTGCGGTGCTCGACCACAAGGCGAAAAAAATGTATACGAAAGAGGATGACGTTAAGATCAAATACGGGAACCAAGCGATCACATATTCCAAAGGACTCAAAGTCGCGCTTCCGGATAACGATGAATATTTGGAGGCTCTGAAAAAATATCCACTTATTGCCCGCGGAGTGAAGCATTTTTATTTTTATGAAAACAAATTTTCCGCGAACAAAGACGGCTCGCGCCAAATCCGCCAAATTCCAATTGACATTGAAGCCGAGGGGCCGTTACTTGAGCAGATATTATTTGAGGGCGTGTTTAGTATGATTGATGCCGTGGGTGATCCGGATCATATCTACTTGATGAATCCAAATGATAATTTTGAAAAAGGCGGCGAGATGATGGATTTTTGGATTAAAACACACCTTGAAGGCTTTGATGGATTCCCGAATATATCCGAAAAAAACAAAGCAATACTAAGCAGGCGTAAGAGTCAAATACGCAGAAGCGCGCTTACAAACATCCCAAAAAGCGTTATAAAAGCATTCACAAAACCAAAAGATTTTATTTCCTATAACAACAAAGATATGGCAGACCTTACCATTCCGGAGCGCATCGAGGCGCGCCTCCAATCATTCAATTATCGCGTGCAGGTCGCGCATGTGATAGAGGGGTATTCGTGCGACACTTACTTACTCCGGATTGCACCCGGACTAAAAACAACCGGTCTTGCGAATTACAGACTGGATATAGCGAACGCCGCCGGCGTGCGTGACGTAAGAATAATTGACGGCATGGTGGAATACGAGGGCGAAGTATTTCCCGGAATCGAAATAAACCGAAAGGAGCCAAAAATGCTGAAGCTTGCTCAACCAGATATTCCGGACGGCTTCAAAATTCCATTAGGAAAAACGAACTTCGGCGAACTTGCCTTCTGGGATCCGGGCAATCCGAGCCATCCGCATATGATGATATCCGGATGTGCCGGAAGCGGAAAATCAGTAGCGATTCAAACAATCATATATGCCGCGACACAAAAAGGGATCAAGGTTACAATTCTTGATCCGAAGCGTGAATTTCTGGAATTCAAAACGAGTAAAATCAAGGTAATGAACGACCTCGCAGACATTGAAGTGTTTATGAGCAACAAAGTAATTGAAATGGATCAGATATTCCGCGAGCACGGAGCCAAAGGAAATTCGGAAAACAAGCAATTGATCATCTTTGATGAAGCGGCCGACTGTTTTACCAGAATGCAAAAAGTAAGTCGCTATATAGATAGTGAGGGAAACGAGCGCATCGACCGCGAATTTAAAACGCTTGAGGATAACACGCTTATACTCGCGCAGAAAGCCAGAAGCGCAGGGATTCACCTCGTGCTTGCGGCGCAACGCTTCAGCACCAAGATACTTACCGGCGATGCAAAGGCGAACTTTCCGGTCCGACTATGTTTGACCGTTGCGCAAGCGGTGGATTCAAGGGTAATGCTCGACGTGGACGGCGCGGAGAAATTAAACGGAAAAGGTGATGCGCTATTTTATGCGCCCGGCTATCCCGCACCTGCAAGAATTCAGTGTTTTACTATTTAATTTTAATAAAAAAATACATGAAAAAAGCTTTTGAAATTATGATGTTTTTTCTTTTGATTTTGGCGATATGTATAATGGGTTGGTTTGCTATACGTGAGGCTAAAAAAGAAGCCACTAGGCCGTGTGAACAGTATGGGAGTACAGAGCTTCGGTTTATTCCGGCAAGATGTGCGCGTTTTTTCTATATTACAGAAAGCCCAATAATCCCAAATTTATGAAGCCAGAAGAATTTGAACAAGTGGGAAGCAACCAATACAGACACATAGCAAACGGCGTAAAAAGGGAGGAATTAATGCGGCGAGTATTAAACGGATCGATGTCGCACTTAGAATTTGTAGAATTACAAAAGAAAATACGAGGAGGTAAATATTTGAAATATCTATATAGCAAAAGGGAATATCTATCAGCCATTAATCCAAAAACAACATGATCAATAAAAAGAAAAATGTTTCACAAAATCAAGCATTTAAAATCATAAAATTTAATAAAATAAAACATGAAAAGTGTTTGCTTCAATTAACGACTTGCGATGTTGAGATTAAGAGATTTTTAAATATTAAAACTGGTGACAATGTTGTTTTTCGTGAGGGGTGTAATGACATTAATTTAGTCGCTATGATGGATGACGATTCCATTGGGGGCTTCTTATCCGCAAATATTACGAATGGCGGGCGGGCATATATCAATCAGATATATGTATTTCGGAAATGGCGAAACCGTGGCATTGCTAATGCTTTGCTTGCGGAAGCCGAATATTTAATAAAAATAAATTGGTTCGTGAGTGGTATTTATGCGCTTACGGTTGAAAATCTATCTATGGATAACATCTTGATTGATCACGGGTATTTGTACCATGGAAGTTATAACAATTTCATTTATCACAATGGGAAATATTTAACCCAAAGCCTTTTCGTGAAGCCTATTAACTCAAAAACAACATGAAATACGACACGAAGGAAAAACTTATTATCACAATTATAATAATGGCAATAGTGCTTATGCTTCTTCCAATAGAGCTGGTTTTAATTGAGGCTTGGAGAACAGCACTTATTGACTCGTGGAACTGTTTGATGACGCATTGTCAGCAAGCTGTTGACATCCAAAAGTAACCGGAGTATGGTCGGCATGTAATTAATATCACGGCAAAAAAAATGACAACGCAATTAAAACTTGAACGCTCTCCACATACCGCAATAATGTTGTCGCTTTGCCGTGATTCTCATTTTGCCTTGTGGGGGGCGTTCAGATTTTAATTTTAGTTATGACCAAAGAAACATTTTATTTCCCGCATGACTACAACGCACAAGAGGATGAAAAAATCCTACGTCTTTTAAGTGTTCTCGGCTGGGAGGGGTACGGCATTTATTGGGGATTAATAGAGAAAATCGCCTCATCCAGCGATGCTAGATTAAAGATATCCGACTTGGAATTTATTGCGTTCGGAATGCGAACGCAATGCGAACGCATAACGGACGTAGTGCGAACGTATGGTTTGTTTGAGATTGAGGGGGGGTATTTTTGGTCAAAAAGGTTGGTTAGGCACTTCCAAGAGGTGGCGGAAAAGAGTGATAAAGCACGAAAGTCGGCTAAAGTACGGTGGGCTTCCGTGGCTTCTACTAGCGATAGTGAATGCGAACGCAATGCGAACGGATATGCGAACGCATCGAAAAACGATGCTATAAAAGAAAAGAAAAGAAATGAGATGAAAGAAAATGAAACTATTTCTAAAGAAATAAATAAAGAAAAAATAAATTTGCCGACACCCACAGAAATCATGAATGATTTTAAAATCTCATTTATAAAAAAAGATGACAGGTATAAAACCTTGGTGGAAGCAATTGCAAAACGATTCCAAATCCCGGAAGAAAAAATAAACTACGAAATTGAAAAGTTTTTAAATTACTGGACGGAGAAAACACCGAACGGAAAAAAAGAACTGTGGCAAACTAAAAAAACTTTTGAGGTTCAACGCAGATTAACGACTTGGTTTATGAACTCCCAGAAATACTCAGACTCAAAAAAACAACGCGGCGGCATAGCATTTATTTCTTAAAAAAAATATACGTGGATCAGAAATACAAAATTGTTTTTTACGGCGAGGGTGAGGAAACCGTAACAATTTCCGAAATGGAATTTAAAAAAATAGCTGGACAATGGGAATCTGTAACCGCGGTCGTTGTGCGCGGAGAACTTTACGCCAAATCCTCAATCAAAAAAATTGTAAAAGTTGGTCTGCACCAAGAGGCGTTGCAATTGGAAGAGCCGGAGCCGAAAGGAATCCCGCGAGAGTTGGCGGACAAAATTAAAAACGACCACATCAACCGGATGAATTGCGAGCAAAAAGATTAAAAAAATAATATAAATTTATTTATTCATAACCCAAAAATAACCATGTCGAAAGCACAACAAAGACTACAAAAAGCAACGGAAAGAAGTAAAAACAAGCTGGAAATGTTTGATCCGGAATGCGGAATAACACAAGCGGAAGTGGATGCGAAAGGAGTTATTTTTTACCAAGAACAAGGCGGTACAATCTGCCGTCCACAGGATTATCGTAATACTGATTCTTCTGAATCACTACCTTGTGGATTTGGAAAAACAAAGCAAGAGGCTTACTCGAATTTTATTAAAAACGAAATTGATTTTAATAAAAACAGAGGTGCTGAAGAACGGCAAGATACAGTACAAAATGATGCCGACAGACCAAAGGCGCGATTCATTCCGGAGCAAGCGTCCTTTGGATTTTCTATCAGCAAACTTTTGGTAAAAATGGTTGATAAAAAACCGGTTAGAATCCTTGAGGCGGTAATAACAACGCGTAAATTGCGAGAGGTTGCGCTCAAATACGATGTTGTGCTTCGCGTATCAATGCAAAGCATTGAGGACAAAATAGCAGACCAGAAAGACGCAAAACTGCACTACGAAGCGCAAGAGCAAAGCGTAATCGATTCGGTGAAAATCGAGGAGATTAAAAAGTTTGATGATGCGATTGAAAAGCTTGAGCGCGATAAGGGCGCACTTGAGGAGGAATGTCCGGATATTTCGTTTTTTGCGCACATTATGTCGTTTAGCGATTCGGGATTTTATCCAAAACTGCAAATGGAAATTTCTGCCGAAGTGTTCAGCGAATTAAACACGAAGTTTGATTTGTTGGATTGTTACGAGATACAATTGCAAGCCGTAAAATAATAACAAGAGAAATCAAAATGATTAAAAAAACTATTCGCTGTTTTATCTGCCGCAAGTACGTGCCAACCAAGCAATGGCGGCAACACTCGCCACGATGCGAAGCGAAATATGCGCAGACGCATGACATGAAAGACGGAAGCGTGAAAAACGATAACCGAATAAAAAAATAACAACCTCACCAATTTTTAGAGTGAGTAAATAAACAAAAGAATTATGGCAGACGAAAAAAACAACACCGGCAACAGGAACACCGGCAACAGGAACACCGGCGACAGGAACACCGGCGACTGGAACACCGGCGACAGGAACACCGGCGACTGGAACACCGGCTACTTGAACACCGGCGACAGGAACACCGGCGACTGGAACACCGGCTACTTGAACACCGGCAACTGGAACACCGGCAACAGGAACACCGGCTACAGGAACACCGGCTACTGGAACACCGGCAACAGGAACACCGGCGACTGGAACACCGGCGACTGGAACACCGGCTACTTGAACACCGATGAACCGTCAAAAGTAAGAATCTTCAATCAGGATACTGATGT